GTGTAATTTCACATGGAACAGCCGGATAAGGAAGGCCTTATTGTAAATTATTGTAAGATATCACCGTAAAATACGCGGGGGGACCAAGTCACATCCTGAATGGAACCGAGATTAACTCCGAACCTACCCAGGCAGAAAACATCCCTGCACTCTGTATTCTATGTAAACTACTCACAAACCTCACAAGTACCTGACTTTCCGTTCTTCCAAAACCTAAATGAATAGGGAGATCTGAAAGAGAACCCCACGTAAGGGGGACAGATTAATCATACCACTCATCGGAGTTCAGACCATCAATCTCATATAACCCACTCATCAGCCTCACCTCTCGAGCACAGTTACCAACCGCACTGGAAAGATAATTCGAAGGAAGGAAGGTCATAATATGGTGAATAATATCATCGGGAATTTCCTGATTCGGGTCATCAGTGTAGATTTTATAGTGGTTGCCAGCTTGATTGCGGCAGACCAGCTTAATCTCATCAGATGTTGCCTTACTTACTTCAGGCTTAACCCAGAGTTTATTCACAGTAGACTGACTTACCAAATTAGACACCGATAAAAAGCGGAGATCTACTCTTGGTTCAACACAATACCCATCACCCAAAAATCTCTCATACCATCGCCCTTGTATTAAGTGGTGATAATCGGCATAAGGGGTGAAATAATTATCACCCAAGGAATCCACACGAAAGTGTAGTAACCTCAGTTTTTGGACGTACTGCCGAGCTCTACTAAATGGCTCAGTAGTGGACATATCCTGGATAATTTGTTGTTCTCTTAAATACTCATTGGCTAGAAATTGGCCTTGTAACTCGCTCCAAAGATCCACTGGAGGATTATACCTCTGGTGAACCACCAAACCACCAAACTCACACTCAAAACGTTTTTTTGCCTTCAAATAGAACTTGGACGATTGATTCATCTCAAGTCCCGAGAGGCTCATAAGCTTTGATTGGGCCCTACTATTATGCCACAGATACCTTGCCACAAGGTCCTGTCTTTCGGACAAATAGATTTTCGGAGAAGACCCATAAACGGGTTCCAAACCAATCCCCCCCAAATGAAAAGGGAGATAGTAAGGAAGTCCGTTATCTGAAAGAAACCGGCTCTTTATGAGCCGAGGATTCCAGAAATGTAAGAATGTCTCATTAAGAAAAGATCGAAAGAAGAATTTGCGTCTTACAACTCGAGGGAGAATATAGTAGGGTGAATGTTTAGCACCCACATCCTCCTCATGGTTATAACGATTCACAAAATCTTGGAAATCGATAAAGGACTTTTGACAACCAAGTACATCCCACCAGTTACTATCTTGAAATCCATCCAAAAACTCGCACTGAAGCGAACTCAAGGACGGATAACGAGTACCATAACCAGTGGGTGACTCGATTGTGAACAACAAGGACTCTAGGTCCTCAATACGCTCTCCCCCCACACCCAAAAGGAGCCCGAAATTAATGAAGGGCACAAACTGAAAAGTCCTCACAGGAGTGAAGAGGTTCCAGAAATTGGGATGCTCATAACGAGGACAGAAGAGAGTTGTATTAATCACGAGGAAATCTCGTGACGTGAAGTTCTTTCCAAGAGAGAATTGAAGACCCGCAGACCCTGTCCAGTCTTTCCAGACCTGGTAGGTATACGAATCACAACAAAAGGCAACATCATCCCCATTCACAACTATCCCGCTGTCCGCAAGAGATAGCTGCCCCATCGCCCCCCGCTCTTTACCACCAAGCTCTACAGCCCGGCGTGTCATGGCCATATTGCCAAGACATAAAACAGGGAAGGAAACTGGTGAACCCATCAATTGGCCATGTTCTTGGTGAATAATAATACTCTGCCAAAACGTGCCATCAAGAGATTTCACACAGTTCGAATGGTCCGGAACAAAGCCCGGATAATGTCTTTCAAACTCCTCTTGGTCAAAAGGAATCAGGAAAGAGTGTAGAGTTAGAGCCTCTACAAATAGGGAGGTAACGTCACTTGAGAAACAACCACGCTGAGCAATGGATTTACCAATAATCTCTGAGAGTTCCGGACGGAACTCATCGGTTGCCGACTTATAGTCGCCTGATACGTAAAAGAGTTCGGGGTTCCCCCGAATATCCCATATCATATTCTCCAAATAACCCTCACCCACTGGCCCCCCGATAAGACGGAAATTTGGGTGCTGCCTTAAGTGACCATGGACGGCCTTCTGAATAAAACGACATATATAATATCGATATTCAGGACCACCCGTGATCACACGGACCTTAAAAGGTTCCGCCAAGCCAACAGGTCTAACTAAGTTAAACCTATCCCCAAAAGATGGAAGTGAAGTTAGATTCTTGAAATAATCCAATAGAACACTTTCATCAACCTCCGGAATTAACTCCGGAAGGCATTCATCTTGTCTTCGACGGTTAGCACCGGAATTATATGGTTCATAAAGATAAATCTTCGACCAATCCTGTTGTACTAACCCAAACGCCCCCTTGTCCTTATTCTTAAAAAAGAAATGTCCGGAGATAGAGGGAAGTAAAAACTTCCCCGGGGTATACCAATTAAGAGGAAAAACTTCCTCAACGGTTCGGACACACTCAGCCTCTAAATCACAGAGAGGAATGTGTGAACTATAAGGCTTCTTAGTGCACAAAGAAACCACAGTCGCCTTAACCTTTGATTCGATCAAGGTCTCCGAAACCGAGGGCATACCCTTTTTAAGATTATTCACTGTCCAAAGAATCTTCAGACGGTGTTCTTTCATTCTCCTTCTCATCCACTTTCCCAAACCCCTTTCCCTAACTAACTCAGAGGCACAATGTCTCTCATCATCAACAATGAGATACGAGGGCCTCCGAGGCAGTTCAGACTGTCCCATACCCGAAGCAAAGATGTAAGAACATTTCCACTTCAGGTAGTCTTCTCCAAGATTAAGAATATTGAGAAAGTAAAGCTCAATGAGACTTAAGGACAGTTGCTCCACAGATACCTCACCAAGGTATTCATAGAGATAGTACATAATTAAACAGACTTCAGTCTGTTTCGTACTCTTAGCGAGTTGATCTTGTAAGATACCATCTTGGCACAGTAGTTCAAAACCACTGTCTATGGTGTTATAGTCGATTACAAGACCCCAATGACTCCTAAGGTCGATGAAAGTCGACACACTCTCACCAAACCTCACTTGCGGTTTATACTCACGCAAGAGCCAGAGTAGTTCCCTCGAAGCTGAATTCTCAGCCTGCGAGAGCAGAACTACGATATCTTCAACATTCTTAAT